GCTGGGCGTGAAGAAAATCGTTTCCATGGCCGAGCAATACGCCGACCTCAAATTCCCGGGAAGAGGGCAATGACATGCAACTGATCGACAACTGGAAAGACGCCTGGAAGCTGAGCAGCGTTCAAGCTGGAGCGGCCATCACTGCGCTGGGCGTGGCAGAGCAGGTATTGCCAGCACTGCAAGCGGCACTGCCGACCGGTATCTACGCGATCCTTGGTGCACTGGTAATGGTTGCTCGCATCGTTCTTCAGCCGAACGTGAGCAGGTGACATGGACGCCGACATCCTGACCAACTTGTGGCTGGGGTTCCTGGTAGCGATGTTCTGCGTGGTCCTGTATGGGATTCACCGGTTACAGCGCAGGCACAGGAAGGCGATGGGCCTTGATCGGTAATGACGCGCTACGAATTCACGATGCGCGAAACGTAGCGCGGATTTCAGGAGGCAGATTGAGAGTTCTCATTCTTGGGTGTGCCGCTATCGGCCTGGCCGCTGCGCTGATGGCTGGCGGGCATCAGGTCGTCGACCATGAGCAGCTGACCGCTGTAGAGCCGCACTATGAATCCCTGATGATTGGGTCGGTCTCCGTGATCGACGCCGAAGACGCCCGGGTCATTTTCGAGCGGCGCAAAAAGTATCCCCCGCGGCAAATAGCCAAAACCGAAGATCAACCCCGTGCTGTATGGGATCGCGACCATAAGGCGGTCGTATGAACCATGGATGCGGGGAGCATGCCTGAGGCGGTCCGAGTGGCCGCCAGATCAAAGAGGAATGACCATGTCAGCGAATACCAATTCATCGAAAGGCGTTTCAACCCTCGGCTGGTCGGCAATCGGCCTGATTGTGCTAGTCCTTGCTGCGTTCAGCTTCGTATGAGCAACGTCACGAACATTCGGCACGCCATCCCGGTTAGCGCCGACATGAGCAAGGCGATACAGGCGTTCAGCATGGCGATTGCTACGGCGATTGACGATGCGAAGGCTGCCGGTCTTCCGCAGGGTTTCGTCGTGTCCATCCTGCATGGTCAGGCCCTGTCCGAAACGCAGAAGCTGATCGACTGACCGTATCCCCTGAGCGCATTCGCTGAGTGCGCTGACGAGATACCAACACCAAGGAATTCACATGGCAGACAAGCAGCCCGACTGGGAGGCGATCGAACGAGCCTACCGGGCCGGATCATTGTCTCTGCGTGGGATCGCCGATAAGTACGACACCAACGAAGGCACGATACGCAGCCGCGCGAAGAAGCACGGATGGCAGCGCGACCTTTCCGAGCAGGTGCGTACGGCTACGAAGGGAAAGCTTTCACGCGAGGCGTCACGCAGCGGCGTCACGCATCACGCAGATGTGCGTGAAGACGCGGAGATCGTTGAAGAGGCGGCTACAGAGGCGGCCTCAGTTGTGCTGGCTCACCGCACCGACCTTGCCCAGTGGCGCAGCATTGCGAACAAGCTGGGCGATGCACTATCCGGCATGGCCGTGAACGAAGCCAACCTGAGCGACTTCTCCCGCGCACTGAATGCCGGCGTCGATGCTCAGCTGAAGGTCATCAAAGGCGAGCGCCAGGCCTACAACCTCGACACCGACGAAGGCAGCAAGACTGTCACCGACCTATCCGACCTGATGGACGAGCTATCGAAGGAAGCGTGACGTGATCGCACTTCAATGAGTTATGATTGACGGGTGCAGCTAGGCCGGCCAGCCGAAGAGGAGTTCACCGACTCCCTGCTGCATATCCCACATTCGGTGCAGCTACGGTGATAGCTATGAATAACCCGCGTTCCGGGGTGATCTACACGATTGCCTGCTCAGAAAACGGCAAGACCTACATCGGCTCCACAATGAGAAGCCCAAGGCAGCGATGGCTTGAGCATCTGCACCATTTGCGCAAGGGCAAGCACCATTCCCGTTACCTCCAGCATGCTTACTCCAAGCACGGCGAAGAGTCGCTGACGTTCTCGGTTGTCGAGGATGTTGCCGACGCGAACTTCCTGTTGCCGAGGGAGCAGTTCCACATCTGGCGCGTGTCGGGGTTGTGCATGAATAGCGCTGAGGTGTCCGACTCTGTTCATGCTGCTCGCGCAGTTAACACTGGCCGAGTTCAGTCAGACGAAGAGCGGGCTATGCGCTCGGCATCACAGATAGCAGCCATTGCCAGCGGATCAAGGGTAGGGCTCGTATGGGATGAAGAGGCTCGCAAGCGTCACTCCGTCGCTCTTACCGGAAGAAAGATGCCTGAGGTCAAAGCATCTACCCGAGAGAACATAAGCAAAGCCATGAAGGGCAGGCCTTGCCCTGAGCTGGCGATAAGCAGGTCTGTCGCAACCCGAACGGCCTTCATACCTGATGAGCTTCCAGTTTGGCTGGAGATGCGCGCGCAGGGTATGAGCTACCGAGACATAGAAAGGCTGACTGGCCGGACAAGAAAGATGCTTTCGAGAGAATGCACAAGGGCCGACAATGAAGCCAGAACACTTGAAGCTGCTGAGGGATCGATTCTGGCGACTCAATAATTTATTTTTTATTACCGACAAGAACGGTAAGAAGGTCCGCTTCCGCATGACGCAGGAGCAGATCGACTACTTCCAGGGCATGCACACCCGAAACATCATCCTCAAGGCTCGGCAGCTGGGGTTTACGACTCTGGTCTGCATCGTCCAGTTGGATGCCGCGCTGTTCGAGGCTGCCAAGTGCGCACTGATCGCTCACACCCTGACGGACGCCAAGCGCCTGTTCCGGGAGAAGATCAAGTACGCCTACGACAACCTGCCGGCTGAGATCAAGGCGGCCAACCCGGCGCGCAATGACGCGGCGGGGGAGCTGGTATTCAGCAAAGGCGGATCGCTCTACGTCAGTACGTCCTTCCGGGGCGGCACGCTGCGCTATCTGCACGTCTCCGAGTTCGGGAAGATCTGCGCCAAGTATCCGCACAAGGCGCGGGAGATCGTCACTGGCGCCTTCGAGGCGGTGGCGTCGGATTGCTTTGTCACCATCGAATCGACGGCAGAGGGTCGGGCTGGATACTTCTTCGACTACTCGCAGAGCGCCGAGAAGCAGCAACTGTCCGGCACTCCGCTGGGCCTGCTCGACTGGAAATTCTTCTTCTTCAGCTGGTGGCGTAACCCGCTGTACTGGCTGGACCCGGCGACGGCGGTTATCCCGCAGCGCCTGACCGACTACTTCAACGACCTGGAGGCCAAACACGGCATCCAGACGAACCCAGGGCAGCGCGCCTGGTACACCGCCAAGGAGAAGACCCTCGGCGATGACATGAAGCGCGAGTATCCGTCGATCCCTGCCGAGGCGTTCCAGCAGTCGGTAGAGGGCGCCTACTACGCCCAGCAGTTCACCAAACTTTACGCGGCAGGGCGAATCGGCAAGCTGCCGGACAATTCGCACCTGCCGGTCATGACTATCTGGGATATCGGTGTCGGCGACTCCACGGCCATCTGGTTCGTGCGTCAGGTCGGCACCGAGTACCACGTCATCGACTACTACGAGAACAGCGGCGAAGGCCTTCGGCACTACATGAAGGTGCTCAAGGACAAGGGTTACACCTATTCCGAGCACTGGGGGCCGCACGACATCGAAAACCGCGAGTTCGGTAGCGATGCCAAGAGCCGCAAGGACATCGCCAAAGAGGGCTACGAGATCGACGGCGTGAAATACACCCTGAAGTTTCAGGTTGTCCCGAAGATCGGCGTGGACACTGGCATTGAAGCGGCTCGGGAGATCCTGCCGCGCTGCGCGTTCGACGAAGAGAAGTGCGATGAAGGCATCACCCACCTTGAGAGCTACCGCAAAGAGTGGGACGACAAGCGTGGCTGCTGGAAAGACAAGCCGCTGCACGACAAGGCATCCCACGGCGCTGACGGTTTCCGTTACTTCGCCGTCGCCATGACCAAGCGCAAGCCGACACCAACTACCACCACATCCCTGAGAATCTAGCCCATGAGTAATGACCCAAGCATCGCCCTGCCGGCGGTTGAGCGCATGCGCGAGCACTGGGCCATCGTTGATCCGCTGATGGGCGGAACTCAGGCCATGCGGGCGGCTGGCAACAAGCTCCTGCCACAATATCCGGCTGAGGCTGACGACACCTACAAAGAGCGCCTGGCCCTGTCCACGCTGCTCCCGGCCTACGCCGAGACGGTGGCCAGCAGCACTTCCCGCGTATTCGCCGAGCCTCTTCAGCTGGGCGAGGACGTTCCTGAGCCGATCAAGCTGCTTTCCGCTGACATCGACCTGGGCGGCAATGACCTAAATTCGTGGTCGGTCGAGTGGTTCCGCGAGGCGCTGGCCAAGGGATTGTGTCACGCGCTGATCGAGCACCAGCCGACCCGCGACAAGGACGGCAACAAGCTGTACAAGACCATCGACGAAGAGAAGAAGGCCGGGGTTCGCCCGTACGCGGTGATCATCAAGCCGGGCCAGGTTCGGGGCTGGCGCTTTGCTGGCAGTAACTTGGTTCAGTTCCGATATGCCGAGCAGGTCGAAGAGGCTGACGGCGACTTCGGCATCAAGTGCATCGAGCAAATTCGCGTGTTGGAGCCTGGTCACTGGCGCACTTACCGAAAGCCAGATGGTGGAGGCGAGTGGGCTCAGCATGACGAAGGCGCCACCAGCCTGACCTACATCCCGTTGGTGACGTTCTACACGGGCCGCACGGGTCCAATGACGGCTAAGCCGCCACTGCTCGAACTGGCTCACCTGAACGTCAAGCACTGGCAGTCACAGAGCGACCAGGACAACCTGCTGCACGTTGCCCGCGTCCCCCTGCTGTTCGTGTTTACCGACAACGAAGAATTCCAGCTGACTATCAGCTCGGCCAGCGCGACCCGCATGCCGAAGGACGGCAACGCCAAGTACGTCGAGCACACCGGGGCGGCAATCACCGCCGGGCGCGACTCACTGAACGATCTGGTCGACGATATGCGCATGGCTGGGGCCAAGCTGCTCCAGAAGGACAAGCAGGCCGTGAAGACGGCGGCACAGGCCAACGAGGAAGCGGCGCAGGAATTGTCCCCGCTGGCTCGCCTGGCTGGTCAGTTCGCTGACTGCATCGCCCAGCTGCTCCAGATCCTGGCCGACTATGGCAGCCTGGGCGACGGTGGTCACGTCGAAATGCGCGGCAACTTCGACAGCGACTTCGCGCCTGAAGTGTCCCTGCCCAACCTGATCAGCATGGCCAACTCCGGCAAGCTCAGCGACGAAACGCTCTACTCCGAAATGCAACGCCGCGGCGTCATCAGCGATGAGCTCGACTGGGAGGCCGAAAAGGCGCGCATCGAGGAACAAGGGCCGGCACTAGGGGCGATCTGACATGGCAACGGTCAATGAGCAGTTGCAATCGGCATCGATCGGCCATGCGGTTGACCTGCAGCACCTCAGCAATGCCGAGGTACGAAAGATCATCAAGCTGCTGAACAGCGTGGACGCCGAGCTTCGCGTGAAGCTGGTAGAGGCGATTGATCGGCTTGGGCCTGACTCGTACACGGCGCGACGACTAAATACCGTCCTGGCGTCCGTGTATGAGCTGAACAAGTCGATCTATGCATCGATTGGCGAGGTCATGACTGAGTCGGTCGTCGACATCGGCCAGTACGAGGTCGAGTATCAGGGCGCGCTGTTCACGCGGGTCATTCCCGGCCAGGTACTGGTCGAGGTTCAGCTGAACACGGTCAACCTGGCGCAGGTGCGAGAAATCGCGCTCAGCCGGCCATTTCAGGGGCGCTTGCTCAAGGAATGGATGGGCGACCTTGGGGCGGGCCGGGCGGCGAAGATCCGCGACGGCATCCGCATCGGCATGACTGAAGGCCAAACCACTGACCAGGTCGTTCGCCGCATCATGGGCACCCGGGCAGAGGGATACGCTGACGGCCTGATCGAGCGCAGTCGCCGCGACGTTGAGTCGGTGGTGCGGACTGCGATCAGTCACACCGCGCAGGGCGCCCGCGAGGCCTACTACCAGCAAAACGAAGACCTTGTCGACGAGGTTCGCTGGCTCAGCACCCTGGATAACAAGACATCCGCCCCATGCCGACTGCGTGACCGCCTCGTCTACACCAACGACAGCAGGCATTTGCCAGTCGGCCACAAAGTCCCCTGGCTCAGCGGGCCGGGCAAGCTGCATTGGTGCTGCCGGTCGACCTCGATGCCGATCATCAAGAGTTACGAGGCGCTGAGGCTGTCCAAGGGCCTGCCAGAAGGCACCCGGGCGAGCATGGATGGCCAGGTGCCGCAGTCCACGAATTACGGCGACTGGATCAAGTCGCAGAGCGCAGCAAGACAGGATCAGGTGTTAGGCCCGGCGCGCGGCAAGCTGCTGCGTGATGGCGGCCTCGACCTGGATCAGTTCTACAACGACAAGGGCAAGCTGCTCACCCTTGATCAGCTACGCGAACAGGACGCCGCGGCATTCGCCCGAGCCGGCCTGTAACCACAAACCAAATCATTCAGCCCTGGCACGCGCCGGGGCTTTTTATTGCCTGTCTGTTCGGATGAGCGGGGCGCACTGGGCCGGATGGCCTGCTAGGAGAAACAATGAAGCTCAAGATCGTTGAAGTGGATGGCAAGCAATACGCGGAAGTCCTGGATGG